GTGAGCAGATTGTTTGATCGATTACGAGCCGATGGTAAGCACTGGCCGGAATGTTCCGTATTTATAGCAGACAACATTTTCGTAGACTCCGCCATAGAATTAATTAGCGGGCATTTGCCCTATCGTCGTGTATGGATAGAAACCCGAAGAAACGGCGAAACTATAGGAGCGCTATGCGATATCGAGCCTGACATTGAGGACTATACCGAGGATGGCGAGAAAATAAACTCGCTAGATCGCGCCTTTTTAAGCATAGGAATATGGGTAGAGAAACAAAAAAATAAAGCCACCCTCTACTGGTCTGATCGTATAACTATAGATTTGCACACCTATCTACCAATAAAACACGAATCGGGGCCTTTGGGTTCGTTTTTTCGCGAACACCCTGAATTGGCAGACGTGTTGGCGGTTTATAGATCAAATAAAAATCCCAATATCGTGATAGCCCAAGACGGGCCATTACATCCACAGTTAGTGCCATATAATACAATGCTGTTGTCTCCCGTATTCGCTGCAATAAATCTGCTCAACTGCAACAATGTGCAAATCGTCGATCAAGTGCCTCCTCCAAAGCTCAGCAAAAAGCACGAGAAACGCTACGGATATCCACTTGTCACTTTCAAAACGCTGCACGTCACCCCCATGGCTAAGCCGCATTACAAACAAGAGATAATTGCGATCCCGCCGCAACAAAATAATGCAAATTCGCTGCCATTGCATGAAATACGCGGGCATGTCAAAGATTATCGTGACGGAAAAGGGTTGTTCGGTAAATATAAAGGCGTTTACTGGTGGAACAACCACGTAAAGGGCGATCCGCTCAATGGCGTGGTAGTAAAGGATTACGAAATTGATAACTTGGATTAACGTTCCAAAAGCAATTGATCGTATGGGCTATATCGAGTTGGTAAAGTATAAAGAATGGTTGCGGACGTCTGGTACCGAGACGGATAATGACACAGAGGCCACCCCGTTAGAGTGACCTCTGTGTCATTATCGCCAAAGCGATAAACGAAGAGCTTTCGCCCGGATGAGGCCGCCGCTCCCAGCGGGAGTTTAAGTCTCGTTCTTTATTGTACTCTAAAAGAAAAAAGCCGAGCGGTGCACCACTCGGCTTCGTCAAGGCCACAGAGAACCCTTGTCACAGAGTCCTCGTCCTTTACAGAAGATACGCCGTAAAGGGTTACCTCGCAAACTGCTATCGCTTGCGAATAAATATATTATACCGCGTCTTTTCTCCCTGAGGAGAACGTCCGCGCTTTATTTATTGTTGACAACTATCGAAAGTTATTCTATACTGTTCTTATTGGCGGCTACGAATAAACCAGCCGCTGTACAAGGAGAACTTTGCCATGAAAGTAATGGTACTGAAGCGCGATCTCATCGGCGCATTATCCGCATTGAAACCCGTAATAAACCCCAGAAAAAACGCCAGTGGGATGCTCCTGTTTTTGTGGTGCGTCCGCCTGGAAGCCATTAACGGCGAACTGTTTGTTTCTGGTACGAACCTCGAACAGGCTATTCGGGTCAAGGTGCCAGCAACGATACAGCGTGACGGCGTGACCATTGTTCCGTTGAAGTTGCTAAGTACAGCGTTAGGGCAAGTGCCCACAGGCGAATTGGTACTGGATCAGGAAGGCATGAACCTGTTCATCCGTGGTTGGCGAAACAAAGAACCGGTTGAAGCCTTTGTATTGGGTATACACCCCGATAATTGGCCTGTTCGTGACTATTTTTCAGATCACGCACCTGTTCCGCTTAACGGGGCCGATCTGACTGAGGCAGCACGGCAGGTCGTTTTTAGCGCTGCCGGTGAAGATAACAGGCCCATCTTGACCGCCGTTAACGTTGTGTTTCAGAATACCAGGCTGACGCTGGCTGCGGCTGACGGAAACCGTCTCAGTATCGCAACGTTGTCTACAACAGTCGAACAGAATAGCGTGACTAATGTCCCAGCCAAGGCCTTTGAAATATTGGCGAACTGGTCTGATTCGATCATTACATTTGATCCTCCTGCGCCTGGTGAGTATGTGTACGGGGCTACTGGCGTGGTATTCAAGGGTAGGAACATTGCGCTGTTCTCCATTTCACTTGAAGGCGTTTACCCAAGCCTGAATGCAATTGTCCCAAAGGTGTTCACTTCCACCTTTGAAGTAAATGCCGTCGAACTGTTGAATGCGTGCGAGCTATTGGAAGCCAACGCCAGAGACAATGAGAATGTGGTGATCCTGACGTTTAAACCTGCCGGTGATCGTCCAGTCCATGGCTTAACGCTCCATAGCCGGAAAACGTCCGAACGTGAGGCATTGCTCGCGAAAGCCACGCCGCTTAGTGACGGTGGAAAGCCGATCAAGATCGCGTTCGATATTGGCTACCTGATCGACTATCTGCGAGCAGCCGGGGATAACGTGATCCGCGTAGAGCTTAGCAAGCCCGACCGTCCAGCGCTGTTTACGCTCAAAACCAATAGTCGTTGGCAGCACGTCATTATGCCAATGTCCGTTTACTCGTATGACTAATGGCGCCCTTGTTTGATTCTCCCTGGGGAGAATTGATCGAGTCGGGACATGAAAAAGTTGTCAGGGCAGCAATAAAGATAAACTGACTTGACAACTTTTAATAGTTAAGTTAAAGTGCGACATACGAAATACACGCTCAGCTTTGCGAACCTAATAAACACGCTAAGGAATAAAATGCCTCAGAAATTCGAGACCATTATCGCGCAGGAAAAATTTGTGGTTCTGGACACTGAAACAACAGGTTTGCAATGGCCTGCTGAAATTGTGTCCATTGCGATCATTGACCACAAGGGCAACATGCTGCTGAACACTCTGGTCAAACCGGTGAAGCCTATTCCGGGCAGTGCGACGCATGTCCACGGCATTAAAGACGCTGATGTTGTGGACGCGCCGACCTGGGCCGACGTGAAGGAACAGGTGCTTGCTTTGATCGCCGGTCATCACGTCGTAACCTACAACGCTGAATATGATCGGCGAATGTGTGACCTGGCTGATAAGGCGTTAGGTTTGCCAGAAACGAACTATGACGCTGACGGCTGGCACTGCGCAATGGAATGGTACGCGGAAATATACGGTGACTGGAACGACTGGCACCAGTCGTATACCTGGAAAAAGCTGAGCAAGGCTATTAAGCAGCAAGGGCTGCCGCTGCTGAATGCGCACGGGGCGCTCGACGACTGTCGAATGACGCTGAGCTTGATCCGCAAGTTAACCGCACCCAAAGAAGCACCGTCTGAGACTGGTGCACTTGCCTGAAATTTCAGCAGACGACTTTGAATGCGTGAAGGATCGGCTTGTTCGGTTGGCCGAACGCGATCCAGAGTGTGGCGAAGACTTCTGTGCCAATTGTGGCGAGTGCATGAGTTGTTACGATCATACCGGCTTCGGGTCTCACACCTGGATGGTCGATGATCAGCATATGACCCCGGAACAGCGTGCCAGCATCGAGGCGGCTGTTCTTTCCGAAACAGGGGTTGATATAGCACCACTGTATACCCCGGCAAACTCCGAACCATACCAACCCGAAGGCTACTGGTTTCGCCCTTACTAAAGGAACAATTCCATGCGTTACAACGACTCAGACAGGGTAGATACTTTTGTATTTATCATCGTCCTGGCGGCGTTTTTTGTCCTGGCCTCCAAATTGGCAAGGAATTCGTTCGCACCAACAATTCGTCAGCTTCATCGTGCGCAATGGCCACACCAACGGCGGCCAAATAATGGCCAAGCAGATCGAACAAAGCGAGTACGTTCTTGAATTCAACCGCTTGTTGACAGAGATACAGGCGCTATCCCGCGAATATGACACGCTTTGGGCTGAGTACCGGGCAAGCGTCGAAAAACAGATCGATGCCCGGTCAGTACCGAGTGAGTTCACTCTTGGCAATGGTCGTATCGACGGGTTACCCGCTGCGGTGTTTACGGTTTACGCACAGTTGAAGGACGCACGTATCGCATTATCGACCTATATCGAACAGCACGCGCCGGTTGGTTAACCATGAGCGATAACATGAGAACGCCTCCGCACAAGTGGGTTGAAATTACCGGTGTGATCCCGGCAGAGCCTGTTGAAATACCGGCGGACTCGATCAGTGTGAACCGGTGGGACGCCAATGGCTTCCCCGTTTACGATGGTCGAACGCCTGAACTGCGCCTGGCCGCCATCGAAAAACAGGTAGAAGAACTGACCGCACAAGTGCGCCGGTTGACAAGCCCCGAAACACCGCCGATGGCGGAATATGTATCGTTCCTGGAATATAGCCCTGAATCGGCCCTTGTCGTGCTGTCGTATTTGGCTGACGTTGAATATTCAGATGTCTACGCAGTCAACCAAAACGTATTCGCGGGTATGGCGGAAAATAAACTGCCGATCCTTTTTGCTGAACTTACAGTTGAAGGGTACACGGATTTTTTGCACCACATGCTTGCGTACAAGATAACCGAAAAAGGGCGTGAATTCGTCAAAACCCGGAAACAATAAGGGGTGCCCAGTGAATATCGAACAATTTTTCAGCTTCGTAGAAGAGCCAGACGCGCGCATTTCATTCCGCTGGACAAACCCGCCGATACCTGACTACCGAGCTATACGGGACATTACGCTGATCAACAGCCTGGGTGAGATCAACGTTCTGAAATTCATGGAACTGGCAAACGTCACGGTCAACCAACTGGCCCAGATCACTGACCGCTTCATCGGCCTTGTCTTTTGTACCGAAGACAATATCACCCCTCACCCGCATGACGTGGCCGCAGCGATCTATCTATTCATTATTCGTCACCTTTCGCCCGACACCGGCGCACAAATGGCCCAGCTTATCACGGGCGTGCGTTTCGCCTCAGCCTACAACCTGAATGTATGCGTCCAGGCCATTGTTCGCGCGGGCGAATTGGATGCAATGAACGCCAATTTTTCCGAGACTACCGCGAGTCATCTGAATATGCAGTGTCGAATAGACGAATGCGGTGCGTCACACTAAAACCTTTCACTGTTACGCACGGGGCGAATTCGATCATTGTTACTTTTGTACCGCTGTCAACCTGTCCCCCACGGACGTTTTTAGAAGTTGGTGATATGGTGACTTGGATCGGCAAGAACGGGCGCTTTCTACCTGGTCTTAAAGGTCGTATTCGCGCGCTAGACAAGGCCGATAGCGTGAACACCTACTACGTGTACTTCGAAAACCTTCAGTGCGCGTGGGTGGGATACGACCAGGTTGAACGCCTTTAGGCTGAATATGACCCCCGGTAAATTCTCCCTGGGGAGAAAACAGAAAACGGAGGCCCATTGAGTCGCAAAACAACCCCTTTCCTTCATAGTCCCCGCTCGGCAGTGTACTTCCTCTATTTGGAATACTGCGACCGCACAAATACGCTCCCCCGCGAAAACGCATTTTGGGAATGTTTTATGATCGTGAAAGACCCCTTGACCGGCACGTCCCCCGCACAGGACTTGTGTATGACCAAGGCAGCGTTTCGCTATTATTGGACACAACTGCGTTATGTGGACGGCCTGATCGAAATTATCGATCCAGGAGGTATACACGGCATACGCCTGGTAGAACGCGAATTGGTGGAAGCCCCACCGTCATACCCTGACAGGATAGACTGACAATTCTTGCACTGTTTCGTAGCGACACGCCCCCGTAGTATCAAGGGATAGGCTTCTGTCTACCGTCGGTCTGAGTGACACGGTTATAGCAAACGCTTGTCTATCCCGGCAATGCGTGAAGCGGCTGATACGCTATTTCTCCACGCGAACAGAAGCCTCTCCTCTCGATCCCCAGCAAATAGACGGACAGCATGGCAAACGACCCGTTAAACCTACGTAACCGAATAGTGGGGCACGCCGATGTTGACCCGCATACCCTCATTCCAAACGAGGCGAACTGGCGTAAGCACCCCCAAAGCCAAATGAGAGCCTTGAATGGCGCATTAGGCGATATTGGTTGGGTTACAGAACCCATTGTCAACCGAACGACCGGCAGGCTTATTGACGGACACGCGCGGGTAGAACTGGCGATCAACGAGCCGACGATCCCGGTGACCTATGTTGAGCTGTCACTCGAAGAAGAACGCAAAGTGCTTGCCACGCTCGATCCCATTGGCGCTATGGCTGAAGCTGACGCCGACCTGTTGGCCGATCTACTTGGCAGTCTCGAAACGCATGACACCGATATGTTGAATGCCATTGCGCAGGTGGCCGCCAGTAATAACATCGACCTGGCGCTTGACGATGGTCTGACCGCTGACGACGTGTTGGCGCAACTGGCGGCAGATCAGGCGGCGGACGCTGCGCTCGATATAAACGATGTGCCCGACGCCGTATGGCCGACAAACAACCCGTGGGGCATACCAGTACTGGATATGACCATGCAAGCGGACGCGGTGGACTTGCCCGTGAATGCCTGGGGCAGCATCGGCCATAAAGCGAAGATGATCGGCACGTACCATTTCTATACGGACGATCACCGTTTCGATACGTTGTGGCGTGACCCAACGCCTATCGTAAATGCTGGCACGATAAATATCGCTGAACCAAATTACAGCACGAACCTGCAAATGCCCAAGGCTATTGTCCTGTGGTTTACCTACCGAAAACGGTGGCTGGCCCGTTACTGGCAAAGCAAGGGCATTCGCGTTTTTGTCGATCTGGACGTTAACCCAGAATTCAAGGACATAAACCTTTTAGGTGTGCCAAAGGGTTGGCGGGCCTATGCCTGCTATATGCGAGAGGCTCATCACAAAGACGAGCACCTTGACATGTACCTGGCCCAGGCGCAAGAACACGCAGAGTCGGAAAGCGTGCTGCTTATGGTTGTGGGCGGAAGCAAGTCCGTACAAGCCAAGTGCGAGCAGTCACCTTATTGCGTGTTCGTCCCCAGTTTCGAGCAGGCGTTTTATCACAATTACTATCAACGCACGGTTAAATAAGGAATTTGAACATGGGCGGAGTAAATGGCGGAGGCGGACGTACACGGCGCGCTATCGCAAGAACAAAAGACGGCAGCGTGGTTTCTCCGAACAAAGACATTACGTTACACCGTACCACAGGAAAAGTATCGAACTCGTTACGAGGAACCGTGGCAGCCCAGCGTCCGCCACGCATTGTCCCTGCCTCTGTGCATGAAGAACGGGCCAAGCAACATGAAGAACACGCTAAGCGCTATCACACCCAGGCAAGATCAGCGGCTCGGCAGGATCAGCGAATGCGCAAGAAGGGTGACACCGTGGCAGCGGCGGCGGCGAAAGACAAGAAGGCGGCGCTCGAATTTGCGTCCAAATATCATGCGAATGAGGCCAAGCGCCAACGTCGGCTCGCCAACGCGATCTAACTTTTCTCTCTGGGGAGAATTCGAGGACTTCTAATTGTCAGAAAAGCAGTACGCGCCGGAATGGGCGATCCGAATTGTTTCCAGCGGCACAATGCCCGCGAGTCAATTTCTTCCCCATGAGTCTAATTGGCGAACACATCCGCCTGCTCAACAGTTGGCGCTCAAGGCGGTACTGGACAAAGTGGGTTGGGTGCAAAGTGTGATCATCAGTGCCAGGAGCGGTAAGGTGCTGGACGGTCATATGCGCGTTGAGGCAGCGTTGACGCATGGCGAAGAGACACCTGTTCCTTATATTGAAGTCGATCTGACTGAGGAAGAAGAGCGGCTTGTTCTGACGACTATTGATCCTATTTCGGCAATGGCGATCACCGATGAGGACGCGTACAAGAACTTGCTCATCGAAACTCAGCGTGAGAATAACGATATGTTGGACGTGTTGGGTTTGATCGCGCAGACAACTCAGATCGACCTTTCAGCCTTGACCTCACCTCAACCGCCGTTATCTCCTTCAGTCTCGCCCGAACTGACTCCACAAAAACCAGATACGCCCGACTACTCTGACTGTCAAGGGTGCGCGACCTGTCCTCACTGGGCAGCAGCAAAAGCAAATGCTCCGTAAATATCAGTTATCCGTTCTCCCCAGGGAGAGAAAACACACAGAGGGTGATCGTAATGACAGACAAAGCGAATTTTAGCGGAAGAAGGGAGACGGTACAGGCACGCCGAACAATGGCGCTCGATCTGCGGATCGGCGGCGGATCACTGCGCTCAATAGCCGCTGCGCTCAAAGTCAGTCCCGCTACCATTAAAAAAGACCTCGACTTTATGTATGCGCAAGCAGCCAAAGAACAGACCATGAAGATCGAAGGGCTGCGCGCGGTGGAACTGGAACGGTTGGATCGGCTCCATTTGCGTTTATGGCCATTGGCAGTTGATCAGAAGACAGCGCCGGACTATGACGCGATCAGCCAGTTGCTGGCCATTTCGGACAAGCGCGCCAAACTGCTGGGTCTGAACGCCAAGGAAAGCCGCGAAATTACTATGCCACCTGAACTGCTCATGTTGATCCGAGCCAAGGGGTTATCAGCATCCGATCTGTTCCAGGCCATGTTGCAGACGCTTAGCGAGGAAACGGCAATTACGGTAGTCACGGAGACCGATGCCGACGATCACCCCGACGACGCCTAACCCGGCGGCGGCAGCGGTAGCCCGAAAAGCGCTGATAAAGGCGGGCATGATCTCAATGGCGCGCGAACATCGCAAGCGCCTTGATCGTTATCGCCAACGCCCCACGCAGTTCGCTAATGAAGTGCTGCACGTGAAGCTGGCGCCGTACCAGGCCGACATATTGCACCTGCTGCGGGATCATGGCAATGTAGCTGTCTACGGCCCACGTGGTATGGGTAAGTCGTTCATTGCGTCGGTCGCGCTATTGTGGATCATGGCCACGGCGCCCAATGACACGAAAGCCATTACCACAGCAGGAAGTTGGCGGCAGTTAACTGAATTCCTGTGGCCTGAAATACGGGCGGTCGCGTTACGGGGTGAATGGGGCAAGATCGGCTACTCGATCCGTGATGGCCATGAGTTGAACGCCTTGCAGTTGAAGTTCGCTGACAAGCACGCCTTTGCAGCAGCAGCAACAAACAGTTCACTCATGGAAGGCGCGCACGCTTCAACGATGGTCGGGCTGTTCGATGAAGCCAAAAGCATTGAAAACCCTATCTGGGACTCTGTTGAAGGTTCGTATTCGGGTGCAGGAAAAGACACTGGTCTGGTCGCGTACCGAATGGCGATCAGCACGCCTGGCACACAGAGCGGACGGTTCTTCGATATATGCAGCCGTAAGTCTGGGTATGAACGTTGGGCGGTAAGGCATGTCACCATTGCCGAGGCTGTTGCCGCCAGACGAGTTAGTCAGGAATGGGCCGATCAGATGCTTTTGGCCTGGGGCGCTGACTCTGCTCAGTACAAGAACCATGTACTGGGAGAGTTTGCTGACGACGCCGACAACGTGGTTATTCCGCTGGCCTGGATACGAGCCGCCATTGAGCGGTTCGCCGAATGCAAGGGCAAAGGTGGCAAGGGGCCACCAGTCTATGGCCTTGACCCGGCCTATACCGGTGACGATAAAACTGCGACCGCACGCCTGGTAGATGACGTGTGCGAATGGGTTAAGTCTACTTCACAGCCTGATCTCATGGTTACGGTGGGCGATATGGTTTACGAGCTTGACCGGTCAGGCGGTAAGAACGTGTCATGTGGTATTGACGCTAACGGGATCGGCGCGGGCGTATTTACCCGGCTTCGAGAGTTGGGTTATCACGTGTTTGCCCTCAATGCCAGCAGCGGCACCAAGCTCACGGACAAGTCAGGGCAAGTCGGTTTTATCAACCTCCGCGCTGCAATGTGGTGGGGTTTACGCGAAGCCCTTGATCCGGCGAACAACCCGACGCTGGCCATTCCCGACGATCCGATCCTGACAGGTGATCTGGCCGCCCCTATTTGGAAGCGCACAAGCACCGGCAAAGTGCAAATTGAATCCAAAGACGATATTCGAGTGCGGATAGGCCGATCCACCGACAAGGCCGATGCGCTCTGTTTGGCCCTTTATGTCCAACACCTTCGCCCGGCGTGGGAACCACGTATATTCTAGGAGTTCATTATGACGATAGCCTCATTCGGCCCCATTGCCAGTCAATACGCCAAGTCAGTAGCCTCAGTCCAAACGTTGACCGCTTTGGGCTTCGCGCAGGCACAGATCGATAGTGCCGATCAGGTACTGATCACGGGCGAGACCGCTGCCGTTCGCTATACCCTTGACGGCACAGTCGCCACCGCCACAATTGGACACCTGATACCAATTGGCGCAAGCGTGACCATTACCGGCAATGCACTATTGCGCGGTCTTCAGTTCTTCGGAACCGGTGCAACGGTTGATGTGACGTTGGAGCGCTTTATCTAATATGTCCTTCAACCTACCCAGTTTTATGTTCGGTGGGAATGCCCAGACACCGCAGATATTCAACGAAATGTCGGGTATGTATCGCCCGACGCCGACCAGCGTTGAAATAGATCGGTTATATGCCACTTCTCCCGCCATTAAAACTGCGGTAGACCTGCGCGCTGAAAACCTTGCGGCGGTTCGTTGGGAGCTGGTTGACTCGGCAGGCACCCCCGTCGCCAGCCCGATCAACCGCGTGCTGAGTGGCTCGACTATGGCAAATACGATCAAGCAATGCGAAGTATCGATGTGTTTGCGTGGGCACGCCCTGATCGTCAAGCAGTACGGCCTGTTCAACGGTGAACTGACCAAGCTGCGTCCCATGAACTTCAACCTGTACACGCTGGACAAAGACAGCGAAGAAGGGCTGAAGGGTTTCAACATCGTCAACCGTTCAAATTCGGCAAAGCCGATCAACGTTGACTATGTTGACATTAACGACGCAGTGTATATGCACTCCATTGACCCGGCTGACGACTTCGACGGTGTGTCCAATGCCGAGGTCGCTTTCATGTATGGCGCAATGAACCTGGAAACAGCAACGACCGCTACTGCTTTCTTCCAGAACATGGCGATCCCGGCGCTGCTGTTTCAACCAGCGGCTGACTCTAACATGGCCCCGACCCCGGATGAAGTAGATAAGTTTGGCGCGCTGCTTCGGCGTATTGCCAAAGGTGTGGCGAATGCGGGTCGTACCATTGTCCAGCCGCATCGCTGGGACGTGAAGGAATTGCAGCAGCGGTTTGGCGACCTAGCAATGAACGAGCTGAATGATCAGGCGCTGCAAGGCGTCTTCATGGCTTTTCGCGTGCCAATGGAAATGATAATGCCGTCGGCAAGCGGGTACGCGCAAGCCTATGAAGCCCGCCGTAGTTGGCTGCAAACGTGGCTCACGCCTACGGCTCAGTGGTATGCGGACGAAATGACCGAACAGTTATTACGCCCGTTCACTGACGACTGGTACATTCGCCCCAATTTCGACAATGTGCCGGGGCAGAAAGAAGACCTGGCCAAGCGGGTCGAAATTACCAACGCCAAAGTACAAGGCGGGTATATGGACTTATACACCGCGCAAAAGGAAACCGACACCGAGCCCGACGAAAACCTCAAAGGGTTATACGTGATCGGCGGACAGGTCGTCCCGTCGGCACAGGTTCCGCTCATGTACACCCAGGCACAGCAGCAAGCCGCGCAAGCAAGTGCAATGGGCAACAGCGCCGGGCAACCACCAACGACCGGCAGCCCGGCGCCACACGGCCCGAAGTTACACCTGTCCAACGAGGACATGTTAGGTGGTGCCCCGTCTCCCACAAAAAGCATGAGCGAAGACGCCGAGTTCATTCAGAAGTTTCAGCAGTATATGGCAGTGTACACAGCTATGAAAAGTTTCGACGAAAGTCAGTCCGCTCGTGCTACAGACGGGAAGATCGGCGCGGGCAGCAGCAAAGAACCGGAGGCCGATGCCGAACCAGAACCTGTGCATCCGTTCGCCACGCCAGAGGAATATGAGAAATACTGGCGTAATTACGACGCGCTTCAGGACGATATACGACACGGGTGGATAAACTTGTATATGAAGCGTGCCGCAAGCCCGATCATCGACTGGGTGAAAACGCACGGTGATATGTCTGTTGTCCAGGCGCGCGGCATTCTGGCTGGACAGCACTTGGCGCTCTACGAAGACTGGCTCGGTACAGTCGATAAGCCTGGTGCGTTGTTCAAAGTGTTTCTGGCAGGGCTGGCAGCAGGTGACGAAGCTCTGCGCACTGACACGCCCGCCAACCCCACGGCTGCCAAAGCAAGTTTCGATATATCGGTTGACTGGAACCTGCTCAACACTGAAGCCTATGACTACGCGGCTCAGTATTCGGCTGAACTGGTAAGTGATATAGATCAAGACATTGCCAACCAAATTCGGTTGATAATTTCAGGCGGAATAAAAAACGGCACGTCACACCACGATATAGCCGATCTGCTGCTGCCGCTGTTCAACGATCCCATTCGCGCCAGCAACATTGCCCAAACGGAGTCAATTGGTGCGTTTAATGCTGGGGCGTACACCCGCTGGCAAAGCGTCGGCGTCACAATGGCTACATGGCGAACGATGCGTGACGACCATGTGTGCAAACTGTGTAACCGACTCAATGGGCAAGTGGCAGACACGCGCGTCGGTTGGTATGACGCCAAGACCGGCAAAACCTACAAATTGTATGCCCACCCGCGCTGTCGATGCTTCCGTCAACCCAAGCTGCCATAACTTGTCCGACCGGAAAACGCGCCTTGATATACATTACTCCTGATAAAACATTTTATCGTAACTGTTTACAATTCAATGTTTCTATGTATCGAGTATCGACCGCTTATTTCTACTCTATCCCCTAGAAGGAAAACCCCATGACTGACGCAACTCTTTCCTCAGACGCTGTACGTATTTTGGAATTCATCGAATCGCCCGACGTTCTTGTTCGTCTGGTAGTCACCCATGATCGGGGTGAAGTGGCACAGGTGGTGCGTGGCACGGAAGGGTTGTACATTGCCCCGGCATCGACTGTGGCTGAACTGCTCACCGCTGGACGTATCGAACCGCACGATAACCGCGTGGCACATTACGTGTTCATCGACGGGGTGCAGGTCATCGTGCAGCCCGAAGACGTGATCGTGGACAATAAAGGTGAACCAGTAACCACTCAGCAAGCCTCGAAGAAAATTTATCAGAAGAAACAGACTGAATAAGGAGTCGTTTCATGGCATTATCCGCTCAAGCCACCGCTGCATATAGCCTCATGCAACAGTCACCGTTCTTCCTTTTGGCGCAAGTTGAAACAGGCGATCAGGGCCTGGTTGCGCAAGTTGTTGACGGTACCGATACTGGAAGCTCAACCGCAATTGGCCTGTATATCGCACCGGCGTCAATAATTGATGAATTGGCGCTGGCTGGACACATTCGGCCCCACGTCGTTGCTTCGGAGCATTACATTTACGTTGACGGCGCGTGGGTACAGAATCCACAAGCCGATGTGTTTATCGATCCTACGAGCAGTGAGATACCTGCCACGGAAATTAACCGTGGCACACTGTATGAACTAACCGGCGTATAAAGGGCCAACATGAGTAAAGAACAGGTTGATGCGCTGCTGAACAAGGCGCAAGCGGCGTTTGAACCGGCTCACTATAACGCTATGTTGATGCGTGTGGGCGGCGTAGTAGGGACGGCAGGCGAAATTGTGGCGCGGGCCGTTCCTGCCAGCCCGAACGGGAGACCATTGGCCCTGTTCTACACGCTTGACGGAAAACCAAGCAAGTTCAAAACTGAGAAACAAAAGAAATATTTCTTTTGGGCGTTGAAGACCGGGGTGATAAAGGTTCCTTATGTGCGCTCCGGTAAGCTCACAAACAGTATCACCCACTCAGTGAAGCTAGTTGATGACGGCGCGGAGATCAGAGTCGGCACGAACGACAACAATAACGGCAAGGGCAAGGCTAAATACGTGCTTGGCGAACCCGGTGAGCAGTCTCACTACCACGAAGAAACCGGCTGGATGAACCTCGCCTCCGAGTTAGAAAAGCACGACTCTGAGTTCATGACGCTGGCTGTTGACGAACTGACCAAGAGTGTCGATGGGTTCACGACATAA